GTGGCCCGCTCGACGAGCGCGCCGACGATCGCGGCGAAGATCACGAAGCCGACGGCCGACCATGTCCAGACGGTGCGTTGGCGTGCAGTCATGGCAGCCACCCATCCAAGAGTTGGTACGACAGATCATCCAGCCAGTCGGCCGCGTGAGACAGGATCGCGGCGACCAGCGACAGCGGCCAGCCGACGAGGATCACCATGAAGTAGGCGAAGCAGCAGGCGACAGCCTTCATCGGGTGGCCTCCGCTGCGGCCTGGGCGACGGCCCGGTAAGCCTTCACCCACTTCGCCCGGCTGGCAGCATCGACCGGCCCGCCCTCGGTGCCGGCCTCTTGGTCGAGAAAGGTCTTGATGGCATCGCGGACGGCCGGCTGCCGAGCCCCGAGCGACACGCCTTGGCATCGGATCTCTCTGGCGATTCGCCGGAGATCGTCGAACGATGCACCCGTCTTCAGCCGCGTTTCCTTCGGCTTGCCTTCCTTGTCCACCGAAAGCCCGTCGTACTCGATGTCGTCAGCCAGAGCGCCCAGCAAAGCGGCTGTGACGGCGGCGTCCTGGCTGGCATCCGGCCCCACGAAGCGGCCCCGAAGATCGAGCCCGACGACCGGCGCGGGGCCGGGGGCGGGGGGCGGTGTTCGCGTTTCCCGAATTGCGAAAGCCACCATCGCCCCGGCAGCGAGGATCGCCAAGAGCGTGAGCGGGTGCGGGCCGCCGCCTCCTGCCGCTGCCCCTGGCATCCCCAACGGCATGATGCCGGGCGGGACGATAGGCGTGAGAGGCGGCAGTGGCGGCAGCGCGGGCGCGACCGCTGGGCGGAACCAGAGAAGGTAGGCCACCGCGGCGGCGGCGAGAACGAAAGCGGTCGTCATGCGGTCGGCTCCGTGATCGGCACGACGCGGAGCGGTGCCGGGTAGGTCTTGCGGTCCTGCACGATGTCCAGGCTGTCGGGGTAGAAGACCAACGACTGCCCGTCGTGCCGGAGCTGCACCACCTCGCCGGTGTCGGTGTCCATCCACACGACGTAGGTGATCTCCTCGCCGTTGGCGTCGTAGACCTTTGCGGCCGTCCACGGCTCTGCCTGATTCACGTCCCAGATCATGCGGACACCTCCGGGGCGGCGGCGCGGGTCAGCTTGAGAATCTGCTCGAGAGCCCCGCCGGCAGCCGAGAGGACGAGCGTGCGGACGGCCGGACGGACGATCCACCAGACCGGCTTGGCGACGAACGGCACGCAGCTATCGGCCACCGTGTCGAACAGGGTGCCGACGCACGACAACGCCCACGCCTTCTTCGCGGCCCCGTCGAGCGTGTTGATCGTGTCGAGCCCGGCGACGGCCAGGCGGATCACCTCGACGGTCAGGCTGCCGAACTCGCTGACGGTCAGCCCGCCGGCTGCCTTGAGTCTCGCCCCGGCGATGAGAGCGAGAACGGCCGATTGCAGTTGATCTGGCGTCATGTCAGTACCCCGCTGGGCCAGTTGTTGAAGTTCCTGCAATGACGATCGAATAGGCGACGGAGCCGGTCGGCCCGGTGGCGCGGATCGTTACGGCACGCTCCGTGCTCGTCACGCCCCAGGCGTGCGTCTGCTGGACGCCGAGCAGCTCGCCGCCCGGCCCGACCTCGCCGGCGACGCGGCCCCAGCCGTTGGTGCCCGATGGGCCGACGACGATTCGCGGGCCGGTGACCGTCTCGCTGTTGGCGATCCGCACGAGGCGAACCTGACGCATGGTCTGCACGCCGGTCGCACCCTGAATGGTGTCGGCGAGCGAGAGCAGATCGAGCGTCTCGGACGCGCCGACCGCCAGCGAGCGGTTCGATACCCACAGTTGGTCGGCGATCGGCCCCGAGACGCTGTTGAGCGGGTAGGCCGACGACACGGAGACGGCCCGCGTCGAGCTGCCGACGGTGCCCGTCTGCGTCTGCGTCAGGCTCGTGGTCGTGGAAACGATTCCGTCGAGAGAGTCAGGCATCGAGAATCTCCGTGCGTCCCCGTGCTATCGCCTGCCGGACTTCGGCCACCGTCCAGCCCAGCCGGTAGGCAATCACCTCGATCTCGCGGTCCGTACGCTCAGGTCGGGAAGTAATGCGGCCCGACTTCTCGCCACTCGCCAGCAGTCGCTCGAGCGACACGAAGTCCCCGGCGGATGCCACTGCTTCCCGGCCGTTGGGTCCGGTCCGCCAGTGAGTCGGCCGTACGATCATGCGTCACCTCCCACCACGCTACGGCTCACGTCGTGCCGTCCGCAGGGGGTGCGGACGCATTGCACTCGGCGAGACACGCCGCGTAGCCGGCGAGGTCAACGGCGTTGTCGGGGTGTGGCCGCGGCCCGAGGTCGCGGGCCAGCTTGTCGAGCAGCATGATCCGAGCCCAATCGGACGTGGTCAGCGGCCGTTTCAGCACAGACGCGAACAGGCTGTTGACCATGCCGACCGTCCTTTGGAAATGCTCCTGGGGCGGTCCGTACACCCGGTGCCGATCGAGCACCGCGGCCCGAGCCGTGTCGAGGAGCTGCACGGCCACCGGCGGGCCTTCCGGCTCTTCGATCAGCGTCGCCTCCGGTTCCACCTCGTCACCGGGGTAGTGCTTCAGTTCCCGCTCGCCGCGCAGGATGTGATCGACCGGGTACGAAAGCTGCTCGTTGGCGAGCCGCGAGTGTTCAGCGATCGCCGCGGCCCGCGTCGCGGAAGCTCGCCGTTCGTACCTGTCCCTTTCGAAGCCAGGGCGAAAGCACGGCGGATTTTCGTTTGCGTACTTCCACGGCTCGGCCGGTGAATTGCGTTTCCAGACTTTTCCGACCGCGTTGCAGTCAGGGCACGTAGGCACCAGCCCGACGATCCCGCGGCACGTGTTGCACTGGACTTCGATTCGTGGTGGGTATTCCTCTGCCATTCGCCGCGTCTCCTGAATGTGCCGCACCAGCCGCCGAGCATCGCCGGCGAGGCTGCCGAGTGTGCCCGTCCAACAGTTGGCTGCACCGGCCCTCTGGATGCGTTGGTCGATGGTAACGATGTCGGCGTCTGTCACGATTGGCGCACCTTGCCCGCCTGGATGCGGAAGTTCTCGACATCGAAGCTGCGGTCGGCGTGGACCGAAACGATCGCTGCGCCTTGATTCCACTTGTTCAGGCGAGCGTAAGCCGGGCGCATGTCACACAAGCAGCCCGTCGAGAAGCACACCGTCTCGGAGCCCATCATGTCGGGCTCGGAGTGTGTCGAGGTGCGGTGCCCGTGGCCCTCGAGCACCGTGTGATGCAAACGCATGAACGCCCCGCGGGCTTGATTCACCGGCGAGCTGATCCCGTTGCCCTTTTCGTGACCGTGCAGCACCGGCAACGCACCGCAGAGAATGATTCGCTTGTCCTTTACCAACTCGATCCCGAGCCGCTCAAAGCCGTACCAATTGTCGATTCCCATGATCGGGTCATCGCTGATTTCGGGGGCGTGCTGGAATAGCCACGATTCCCACCTCTCCTCATGGTTCCCGAGTTTGGCGACGATCCGGATGCCGGGGAACTCTTGGCGCATCCACTTCAAGAGATCGCGGCCGGCGTGCAGTTCGTTCTTGAAGTTCCTGTACTTGGGATTCTTCTCGTGCCGGCTGATCGAGTAGAAGTCGGCCCAGTCGCCATTGAGCAGCAAGGCGTCGATCTTCTCGCCCTGGAGGTGATCGACCGCGGCCCGCAGCGCCGTCTCGTCGTGGTACGGGACGTGGATGTCGGACAGGATGCCGACCTTGCCGGTGATCCCGAGATCGAACGGCAGCCACGGCTCGGCCTGCGAGGGCGGCATGGCCATCTTCGTGCCGGCGGCCCGCGGCTCGCGGTGCAGTTGCTTGCTGGGGGCTTCCTTCCGCCTGGCGGACCCGCACAATCCGAGAGCGAGTCGCACCCGCGTCCGGGCCTGCTCTAGCGTGATCGCCCCGTTGCACTCTTCGACGATCCGCCGGGCAAGCGTGCGGGCCGGCGCGTCAGGGTGGGCCTCGACGATCCGGCGGACAATCGGCGTGATCTGGTCGCCGGCAGCGGTGCCGCGTCTAGTCATCGTCGTCCTCCTCGCGGGTCACCCCGAACGCCTCGAGCACGGCCGACGCTTCCTCGGCGAACTCCGTCACTTCACCCTCGTCGAGACACCACCAGCGGGCGTGAATCAACTCGTGGAGCAAGACTTCGACGAAGTCCACGCCGACGAGCTTTTCGCTGACGCGGATCGTGCCCGTCTCGTCGTTGCAATCGCCGAGCCGGTCGGCCGGCACCTTGCAGACGCGGATCTTCCACTTCTTCTGGCCGATGTGGACCGTGGCCGTGCGCTTCGCCATGCTCGCCTCCGCGGTCAATCGTGACGGTGGGGACGGTCACCCCGGCGGGGGTGTGGCGGCGGTGCGTGCCGCTTCGATGGCGCGGCCGACCATGATCCGGGCCGCCGGGGCGATGAACGGCAAGCCCTTCTTTTCGGCGGCTTCCCGTAGGTGCGAGACGATCTCTTCCATGTGGTCCCAGCAACCTTGCCCCCAGGCGTCCATCTTCGCGGCGAAGGAATCGCACCCGCACGAGCCGTCATCGCGGATGCCCCACCATGCCAGCGTCCGGCGAAGTTGGCAGCCGGGGCCGCAGGTCGTCGGGGCCGGCTTTCGGCACTGGCGGATCGCGTTGCGGAACTTCGACACGAAGCCGCAGCGCGGGCATGTGGCGTCGGGGGCGGAGAGGTCGCAGAGTGTCACGCGGAAATTTCCCACGAGAAGGTGCCGTTGTAAACGCCTTCGTAATAGGAATCACCCGATCCTGTTCCGATGACTCCTGTGCCGCATATCACCGGAACAGACGACGTGGAAGCCATGTACAGATTCACGCACAAGCCGCCGTTTATTGGCGTGTGGTGCGACATGGCTATCCCCGACCTGCTGCTCACTGAAATGCTTGCGCTTGACCCAGACGAAAAGCCGGTGCAGTCAGCAGGCCATGCCGAGGACCACTCGTCACAAAAGCTAGGAACCCTTTCGAGTACATAGGTTCCGTTCGCAAAGAACGGAGAGTCGGGTGCCGTGCCGGAGAAACTTGTTATTGTCAGGTAGATAACACTTGGCGGCGGGCTTCCGCTGCAAAACGCCGAGCAAGGCGTCCCAATCTCGTAGCACTCCCGCACGAGTCCATAGAGAACGTGCTGCCGCCT